CGCCGACGCCAAGCGCGAGCAGTGGCGCAGCCACGGGGAGCCGACGTGCTTCTTCCCGCCGCGCAACGCTTGGCAACCGCTTGAGCAGTTGCGGCAGATGCAGATGTGCAAGCTGGAGGGCGAGCAGTGAGCCACTACAGGATTGAACCGCCGTTCTACGTGTCGTTCAGCGGCGGCCGCACCAGCGGATATCTCGTGCGCCACGTGCTCAATGCATGGGGCGGCGCGCTACCCGAAGGCGGTCACGTGCTGTTCGCCAACACCGGGCGCGAGCATGAGGCAACCCTCAACTTCGTGCGCGAGGTCGGCGAGCGGTGGTGTCCGGTCACGTGGATCGAATGGACGCCCAACAAGGACGGCGAGTACGCGTCCTTGGGATACCGGGTCGTGTCGTTCGACTCCGCCGCACGCAACGGCGAGCCGTTCGCCACGCTCATCACCAAGAAGAACTACCTCCCCAACCCAGTAGCGCGGTTCTGCACCAGCGACCTGAAGGTGAAGCCGATGTCCGCGTTCATGAGAACCACGGTCGGCGACGACTTCACCACCGTGCTGGGGCTGCGAGCCGACGAGCCGCGGCGGGTAGCGCGCATCCGCGCTGATGCCTCGCGCGACATCGCCGTGCCGCTGGCCGACGCAGGCGTCACCCGCGATCAGGTCATCGAATGGTGGAAGTCGGAAGCATTCGACCTACGCCTGCCAAACGACGATCCCGCGTTCGGCAACTGCGACTTGTGCTTCCTCAAGAGCAGGGTCAGGACTGACAGGGTGATCGAAGCCGAGCCGGCACGGGCGCAGTGGTGGATCGATCAGGAGGAGCGGATCGGTGGCACCTTCCGCAAGGATCGCCCCTCGTACAGGCAGATGTTCCATCAGGTCACCGTGCAAGGGCAGCTGTTCGCCTGCGATGATGACGACACCCTCCCATGCGACTGCACGGAGTGACACCATGAGATACCTCAGCGTCTGTTCAGGCATCGAAGCAGCCACCGTCGCGTGGCACCCCCTCGGCTGGACGCCAGCCGGGTTCAGCGAGATTGAGCACTTCCCCAGCGCCGTGCTCGCGCACCACTACCCCGACACCCCAAACTACGGAGACATGACCGCCCATGCCACTTGGAACATCAGACCCGGATCAATTGACGTTCTGGTCGGAGGAACCCCATGCCAGAGCTTCAGCGTCGCCGGACTCCGAAAGGGAATGGCTGACCCTCGTGGCAACTTGGCCCTCACATATCTTGCCATTGCTGACAGGCTACGGCCACGTTGGCTCGTCTTTGAGAACGTACCCGGTCTCCTGTCTAGCGGATCAGGACGGGACTTTGGTTCCTTCCTCGGGGCGTTGGCTGAACTCCGGTATGGGTGGGCCTACAGAGTCTTGGACGCACAGTACTTCGGAGTGGCACAGCGCCGCCGTCGTGTGTTTGTTGTCGGATACGCTGGTGACTGGCGACGTGCCGCCGCAGTACTTTTTGAGTCCGCGCGCATGCTCGGGGATACTCCGCCGAGCAGAAAGGCGGCAGAAGCAGCTCCCTCCGATGCTCAAGGTGGCGCTCGAGCAAGTAGTCAGTTCTGGAACGGCGAGCAAGTCGCAGGAACCCTGACCCGCCATAGCCACCAGCAGACCATGCCCGACTGCGGCCAGATGCAGGCGGTGGTCGGCGCCTTGTGCGCGCGGGGACCGCAGGCGATGGGACGGGCCCAAGTGGATGCTCAGCAGTTTGTGGCGCAGCCCGTGCCGTACGACCTGTTCCAGATCACGGCGCCCATCAATCGGCAGAACCGCCAGCCCGGCGACCCGTGCCACACGCTCGCGCGCGACAACGCAGCCCACGCCGCCATCGCCATTCAGGGCAACCTGATCGGGCGGGATGAGGGTGGGCCGCACGGTGTGGGCGCATCCGAAGATGGCGTCATGTACACCCTGACCAAGGCTGACACCCATGCCGTGGCATTCCCAATCGACACGCAGAACATGACCGAAGGTCACGCATCAGGAGGTAAGGGTTTCGGCGACGCGACCGACCCGGCGTTCACGGTCACGAAGGGGCATAGCCACGCGGTCGCCCACGCCTTCTACAGCACGGGCGGGACGCACGGGGTCAACCAGCACGAGGAGGTGTCGCCTGCGGTCAAGGTGGGCAGCGGCTTGGGCATCCCCTCGCCGCCAGCGGTGGCGCACAGCATCAGGACATCGCAGACCACGGGCAAGGGGCATGGCGTGCAGCAGGAGGTGACCCCTACCTTGAACACCGACAATGGGCTAGCGGTGTCGCACGTGGCGCCATCCCTGACCGCCACCAATGACCCTTCGCGCTCCCCGCAATCCTCCGAAGTGACCCAGCAAGTCGCAGCCGTGTACGGATCAGCCATGGTCGTGCGCAGGCTTACCCCTGTGGAGTGCGAGAGGCTCCAAGGGTTCCCTGACGGCTACACGCAGATCCCCTACCGAGGCAAGGCGCGCGAAGCCTGCCCCGATGGCCCTCGGTACAAGGCGCTTGGCAATTCCATGGCAGTGCCCGTGATGCGGTGGATCGGCGAGCGCATCGCACAGGTCGATCAGATATCCGTAACGGGAGAGCCAAATGTCCAATGACAGCATGGGAGCCAACAACGAGAAAATCCCGCCGATCATGCTCGCCGAAGGCTTTGAGCGAGCCTTCGTGGGCATAGCTGAGGACTACGCGGGACATCCCCGGGCCGTCTACGACTACGGCAAGTGCATCCGCATACTCATGGTTGAGAAGAACATGAGTCAGGAGGAGGCGCTCGACACCATGGACTTCAAGGTGGTCGGCGGCTTCGTGGGCGAGGCGACTCCCATCTTTGTGCAGAGAATGTCGTACAAAGACCTCAAGATTGTGCACGCGGAGCCGTAGGCTCCCGCGCAGATGGTTGAGCGCAAGACACGCATCTACATCGCCATCAACGAACGCGGATACCGCATCGGGTCGTCGCACCACAACTGCACGATTCCCGATGATGTCGTGTCGCGCATCAGAGACCTTCATGAGGACGAGGGAATCGGCTACAGGAGGCTTGCTAGGATGTTCGGCATCTCAAGGGGCGCAGTCCAGAAGATCTGCAACTACTCGCGACGCGCGCAGAGCGTCGCCAGTTGGAGGAGAGTCAGGTGAGCAAGCGAGGACGCCCCAAGGGTTCCGTCAAGTTCCGCATGAACGACTTTGCAGACGAGATCTGCGCGTGGATCGCAGCAGGCAAGACCTTGCGCGACTACTGTCGGCAGGAAGGAAAGCCCGGCTGGGACACTATTTACAACTGGGCGAAGGAAAGTGATGAGTTTGGTCGACGCTTCGCACGCGCGCGCGAGGACGGTCAGGACGTGATGAGCGAGCAGTGCGTCGAATTGGCTGACCTTCAGCCCGCCGACCAGACCGAAGTGCAGTGGCGCAGGCTTCAGATCGACACCCGGCTGAAGCTGCTGGCGAAATGGAACCCGCGCAAGTACGGCGATCGACAGGCTCACGAGCATTCCGGCGGCGTGCAGATCAACCTGATCACGGGCGTGCCTGATGCTGACGAAGAACATCACGCTTGACTACACGCCGCGCGCGTGGCAGCAGCAGTGCCACAGGCGGCGTCGGAGGTTCTCCGTGCTCGCGCTGCACCGTCGCGCCGGGAAGACGGAACTGGCGGTCATGGAACTGATCAAGAAGGCTGCTGGGTTCAAGCGCGACCTAGGCCTGTTCTTCTACGTGGCGCCGTTCCTTAAGCAGGCCAAGGCGATCGCGTGGGCGAGGCTGAAGCAGAAGCTTGAGCCTGTGCGCGAGAGCGGTGCCATCGAAGTGAACGAAGGCGAACTGAGCGTGCGGTTCAAGCACAACGGAGCGACCATCCGCTTGTTCGGCGCGGACAATCCCGATGCCATGCGTGGCGTGCGCCTCGATGGCGTGGTCATCGACGAGGTTGCGCAGATCCGTCCTGAGGTGTGGAACGACATCGTGCAGCCTGCGCTGTCAGACCGCAAGGGATGGGCGCTGTTCATCGGCACGCCTAGCGGCGTCAACCTGTTCAGCGAACTGTTCTACAAGGCTGAGACCCTGCCTGACTGGTTCAACGCGCGCTACACGGTGCACGACACCGACGCCATCCAGCCCGACGAGGTGCAGCGCCTGAAGAGGGACATGGCTGAGACATCGTTTGCGAGGGAGTATCTGTGTGACTTCGCTGCGGCAGGCGACGACCAGCTCATCAGCCTCGCGCAGGCCGAGGAGGCAGCTCGGCGCGAGTACACCGAGAAGGACGTTGAGCATGCGCCAGTCATCCTCGGCGTTGACCCAGCCCGGTTCGGCGACGACCGCAGCGTGATCTTCCGCCGCAAGGGATTGCAAGCGTTCAACCCGCTCGTGTACCGCGGCCTTGACAACATGGAGCTGGCCGGGCGCGTGGCAGCTGCGATCAAGGAGCACAACCCTGACGCGGTGTTCATTGACGCTGGCGCTGGCGCAGGCGTGA